CTACTCATATATGCGGTCATGCCCATATAGGCACCCACAACACCGGCCATGCCAATGTAGAACAGAGCAGATAGGTCGCCTAGGAGTTTCAATCTAGTTTCTGGAATAATGCCCGGAATCATAACGATGACGGTGAATATAATCATCGCCGCCATAGATATCCAAGCCATACGCCGTTGAGCGTCAGCTTTCTGATCAGCATTTTCTGCTTCGTGTATTTTCTGAACAACTTCAAGTTCTTTGTCACTCACTACACCATCTCCATCCAAATCATATTCATTATATTGCGATTCTGATTGTAATTTCTTTTGAACCACGATATTAACTCCTATTCTGTTTCTCTATTCTCTCTTTTTCTTCCTTTAGCCACTGTGTTAATAATGAAACGTAAATGTCTCTTTCCCAAGGTATCATATTTTCTATCTCTGTTAGACTGTACTTATGATGTTGCATCATTCCAAAGTTAATCTTAAAGTACGCCGCCAGATTGTTATGAGAAAGAGTTAGTCTAAAAAATCTGATAGCCCCTCCAAAGTAACTGTGGATTTTACTTTTGTATTCGGATTAGTAATTTCCACCTTATGTCTTAATTTAGGCATCGTTTCAAAAAACGCTTGCAATGTTGCAAACTGATCTTGTGTAAGACTATCTACAAACTCATCAAGTTCTTCATTAGATATGTCAACAACGTTGTAAATATCATCACCAAACTTAATTGTTTCAACACAACTTTTAAGCACATAGAAAATTCTCTCCACACTGCTTGTCTCATCACTAGCTCGTAGGGTAGCTTCAACACTTGGATAATTCATTGTAATACTGCAATCGTTTCCGTTAGCATCTTTACCAAGAGTGCATTCTGTATTATGATCCTCATCCAACATAATGTTGACTTCTTCAAGGTTAATCTCTGTCTCAACATAAGTTTCATTATCATCTGGGCAGAGTAGATTAACAGTTACCGTTTCAGAAATCGACTTCTGCCTAATCTTCAAGAAAGCATATTCAATATCAAACATTGGATCAGTCTTAGCACCAATTTCTCCAAAAGTGCAAGCATTGACTAAATCAAGAACTGCTTGATGAGTTGCAGCTGCGGTGTTTTCCTCCATTGCTAAAAGAAGAATTTTTTCTTCTTTGACCAGAAATGGTCGGTATTTAATTTCATTCCCTGTTGAGGGTCTTTCCATCATATAGGTGGGTGTTTCAAGTTTTGGCAAAGCCATAGTATTGTCTCCTTATCAAATCAGTTAGTTTTAATCATCCATTAGGCGGGGGCGGCGGCGGCGGTCTTGATCCTGCTAATATCTGTTCATTTAAAGTAGAACTGGTTCTAGCAGCTACTTCTGTTGGTTGTTTAGTTCCATATTTTCCAATATCAGACCAAAATCTAAAATTAAAAGATACAGTAAATTCATTTATAGGACTGCTGCTTCCCATATCAAGAGATATCGCACCAATAGTGGATGGGTATACTTCCCATAATCTAAATGCTGCTGTCGGCCGGTGTTCTCTGTTTAAAATAAAAATGTCCATAGTTCCCGAAGCATAACTATTGTAATATCTCAAGTTCCATGTTTTGTCATCATACATCAATCTCTGCCAAGACTGAAAGTATTGATGTACCTCAAAATTTTCATCCATCAGAAATTTAGCATCAATAGAGTCAGCATAACTTATTCCTTGTACAATATTTCTGTTTGGTCCATATATGTTATTGTCTGGAATTGTATCTAGTGTATTGCCGGGCAAGTCTACTGAAACTGTTCGTATCATTAGACTTCGCAATATCTGGCCACCAACTGGCATGTTTCTAGGCGGATTGATGTTCAGCTGAAATCTGTTAGATTGTGGTAAACCCCCTCTGGCCAATTCACTACGAAGTGTATCAATTGCTGAAGATGCACCACGCACCTCTCTATTGCCGCCAACGGGGTCCCGAATGACTTCGGCTTTACTTTCATCAAACGCCGAATCAATAAGAGATTGCCTTTTTTCGCCTTCTTCTGCCATTAGATCATTTTCCTTGAATCTGCCCAAACTGCCTTAGCAGAGGATTTTTTGAAATTGTGAACAGGGAGCAATGTTGCTACAACCAATTCATCTTCCTCAATCTTACGAAATTGTGATTTCGTATATCCAGCCAAGTATCTGTGTATCGTTGGTCTAACTAGTTTAACTCCCTTGATAGCATTGTAACTTGTCCGTAAATCAGAATCCAACATCTTATCCAATAATTTCATTCTTAGGGGTATCGGTAGATAATGAAAATTCAATCCAAGAAATCCGTCTGGATAGTTTTCTATAGGTAGCACCAGTGGGAATGAATCATAGTACGGTAATTTCTTTTTGTGTTTAGGTCCATACACAAACATATTCAACGTCCCACCAAATGGTGAAGCACCTCGTTTACCATCTCTAATAAGGTCTAATCGGCCAGGTTGACCAAATTCCTTGATCTTCTCCCGATACCATTCAGTCGAGTATGGTTTACCTTTTGCTGCGTCTATTACGCCTTGTATGTAATCGCTATTAGCCATACCCTTATTTATAACGAATACCCAAATCATCTTCAGTCAGTATTTTAAATTCCATGCCATTATCCAAACACCAAGAATTTGCTGACTTCCATTTGGCTTCATTGACCCCCCATGTTTTGACTTCAGAGAACCAACGCTTAGTTTTTCTTGCGGGTTTGGGGTCTGGTGGACTGCATTGTTTCTTTGGTTTAACTTCAATAATGTATCTTTTTATCTTGTTGTCATGCTGCTTGACCTTTATATAGAAGTCTGGAAAGTAACGATGCACTCGGCCATCCCAAGGAGAGACATAAGGTATAATTACTTCTTCGCTACCCCATTCAACAATAGAATTGCTTTGATCACAATATGTCATAAACTTTCGTTCCCAAAGAGAACGATAAATAATATTGCGTGAATCGCCCCTATATTTTTGGGGATTTTGTGGTGTGTATCGTCCTTTGTATGCCATGATGTATAAATACCTTTATAGACTATATTTAGATAGGAAACAAAGCATGGGTGAATTAGCTAAATTTAATGCGAATGCCAGAACAGCACCAACACAATCAACTGGTAAAACTAGGGATAAGACAACAGCTGAAGTTGCAGATCAATCGCAGAGAAATAAAAGAGCAACAGGTCAAAGTTTTGGTACAGATATGCTTGCCTATCCAATGGACACTTCTGCTTTTGCTCAGGGCCACTATGTTGTATTTCAGCTCCACAGTTTAACCAATGGTAAATTAGTTAAGCAAGATGCGCCTGGCGGCCAGAACAGAAGTTTTGCATTGCAGGGGTCGGGTAAACGTGTTGGAACTCAAATTGCACTTTATATGCCCCCATCGGTAGGTGTATCATATAAAAATAGATATACTGATACAGCAATTTCTTCGACAGCAGAAAACGCTGCAAATGTTGCTGGTAAAGTTATGTCTGGTGATTTTGGAGCGGCCGGGATGGACGCCCTAAAAGGTGCGGCCGCTGAAGCGCAAAAAGCTGTTGGAGCTGTAACCGGCGCCATTGCAGATGTAGCTGCGGGCGGCCTGAAAGAATTAGCATTTATCAAATCTGGAAAGATTGTTACTGACAAAATGGAGTTGGTGTTTGAGGGTGTAGAAAGACGGTCTTTTACATTTGAATTTACATTTATTCCTAAGAGTCCAGAAGAAGCTAACCAAGTATTCATGATTGTAAATAATTTCAAAATAGCAATGCTCCCAAAATACACAGAGTCATTTGGATCAGCCGCTGCTGTTATAGGCATCCCGTCTGCCGTCAGCGGTTTAAGGGGTGGTGCCGGAGATGGGGGAAGAGATAGAACACTAACTATACCAACCACTATGGACATTAAATACTACATGCAAAGACGAGATGGAACAGCAGTAGAGAATGGATATCTGAATAAAATTTCTACTTGTTATTTAAAGGACTTGGATATTAAGTATGGCGGTGACAGATATACTGCTTATGAAGAAGATGGCCGTGGTGCCTCACCACAATCAACAACGATCACTATGTTATTTAATGAAATAGAAATTATAACNAAAGAAGCAGCGTTGCAGGGATATTAAAATGTATTTTGAAACATTTCCTAAAGTTGAGTACACCAATACACTTGGTGGAGAGACTCAGAGAGTCACTAATATACTAAAAAGAATTGGTGCAACAGAAGCACTCAAATCAAATTTAACCGTGTTTGAAAAATATCTGGTTGGCGGCACTGAAACGCCAGAGAGCATTGCCTTTGACGTATATGGTGATGCAGAACTTCACTGGATTATTCTGTTGGTTAATGAGATATATGATCGTTATCATCAATGGCCAATGAATGTTAATCAATTTCAAGCATATGTCGATGACAAATATGATGATGCAAACGCTGTGCATCATTATGAGATTTCCCAGAGTTCTGGTGATACTGATGTGACTATAAATATTGGTACGGACAACACACTATATGGATCAGCCACTGCTGTTACAAATTTTGAGTATGAAGAAAAAGAACAGGACAAAAGAAGAGAGATTAAAATTCTTGGGCCTGGTTTTGTTACAGAATTTATAACACAATATAAATCACTATTGGCTGTTTAGAGAGCATCAATGGATACATTAACTCAAGCTGGCCAGTTTGTAATTGAGAAGGCAACAATTTTTACTTCTACAGGTAGCGAAATACCAGTGCATCAATCAATTCTTGAAGTCAGCATCTATGAAGACATATATGCGAATTCTATATATGGAGAATTGGTCATTATGAATACTATAGGGTTGTCGTCAACGGGCCCTGTCATTGGTCAAGAATATTTGTCAATAATTATTTCCACTCCAACTCTGGAAGACCCGAAACACAAAATAATATTTGATAAAAATCAATTGCACATTACCAAGGTAGCTCGAAACTATATTGGTAATGATACAGAAGTGTTGACGATGAGCTTTGTTACGTCAGAGATCATACACAATCAAAGATCAATAGTATCAAAAACTCTTGTGGGAACATATCACGATATGGTTGAGACTTTGTTGACAAGAGATTTGAAATGTAAAAAAGACTTGTACATTGAGAAATGTAATGATACAAAACAAGTCATAACAAATAATAGAAAACCATTTGATATTATATCACAATTTACTAGAAATGCCACTGCTCTTACACATGGTATGCCTGCATTTTTATTCTTTGAAAATTTCAAGGGATACCATTTCAGATCATTGCAGAGCTTATATGCCGAGGGTTCACGGTTTGAATATTTTGAAACCGAAGAAAATAGTACGCCTGGTGATCCGTCCGAAATCGGTATGAGCAATCAAAAATTGAATGCAAAGGTGACAAGAGATTTAGGCACCATTAGGAATTACAAAATTCTAGCAAATCAGGACTCCATAACTTCGCTTTCAGTTGGTGGTTTGTCCTCTCGTTTAATAACTCATGACATAGTGCAAAAAAAATACACAGTCAATGAATATAACTATTTGGACGATGAAAGTGTAGACCAACAAGGAATTCAGAGGTACACAACCAAAGGAAAGAAAAAAGATTTTCACATTTATAGCGCTGGTGAAATAGATGATGATGGAAATAGAGTTTCAGACTTCATTCCTGTTCAATATCTTGCTCCCACTTCTACGATTAAAGATGACAATGGAGTATATAAAAATTCTCAATATGAAGTGTTCAACAACAGAGAAAAGAAAACTATGTATATATTTGATCCCAGAAAACATGAGGTTGCTTTTCAAAAAAGACGTTCCCTGTTTGCTAATTTAAATATGGGAATAAGATTTGAGATGGAAGTTCTTGGCCAGACCACATATGGAGTCGGTGACATAATCACTGCTAACATCACATCAAAAGCAAAAGTCGATACCGAAGATGACGATAACGCAGATAAATTTCTCAGGGGCCAGTTTCTCGTTGAAACTATTCACCACATTTTCAGTCAAGGTAGTAAAGAACATAAGATGTATGTAACCATTGCCAAAGACAGCGTTGAAAAGGAACATGAGCCTGCTGATCATGTAGAAATCAAACCCATACAGGATGGTAAAATATATTCTGATCAGCATTTTTATGGCGGCGTGCCTGGTTATGACGAAACAACCTCATCCAACTTTAACGTGGTTAAGCCGCAACAAAGTTTCCAAAAACGGTCACTTGCACTTAACCGAAAATCTTAACTAGAAAGGAGATATTAACTCAAAACATCATGGCAAAGAAACCCTCTAACCAATATCATAAAAAAAAGGAAGAGAAAATGTCTAAAGCTAAAAAC